TTCTTTGTCACACCCGTGCAAAAATAGGATTAAACGATTTTAAAGCGATTTAAGAACATAAAAATGAAAGGTAGACCCAGAGTACCAACCGAAGTGAAAAAATTAAAAGGAACGGCCCAAAAATGCCGAATTCTTGAAAATGAAATGGCGTTGACAGCCAGCACCGAAGAACCAACCCCGGAAATTGATTTCAAAACCCCACGCGCCAAAAAGATTTTTGACGAAATGTGTTTCGAACTGAAAAAAATCAACATGTTGGTTGGCGTGGATTTGGGAATCATTGCGATGTATTCCGAAGCGGTGGCCAACTATTATGTTGCCGTGGGAAAATGCGAACAACAAGGGATGGTGATTGAAACCAACCAAGGGCCAAAAGTCAACCCATGGTTTACAACAAAACAAAATTGCGTGAAACAAGCGATGCAATTGGGGCAATTGATTGGCGTGACCCCATCGGCACGCGCACGCATTCCAAACAACAACCAAAAGCCAATATCAAAATTGGAATTACTTAAAAAGAAAACAGCATGACAAAGAAAAAAGAAATTCACACAACCGCGTTTGAAGTTAAAACATCGTTTCGCGCGGAATATCGCGCAACCGGCATGGGCAACCATTGGATTGTTGAATCAAATCATGGAAGCGGTTGGAGGCCGTGCGACAAATTTGGGATGTGGCATCACGAACCCTTTGTTTATCGAAACGAATATTTAGCCAACCAATCAATCGAAAATATCAAATTCATCAAACGCGGTGAAAAGTAAGGCGCACAATTATGCGGTCGATGTGTTGGATGGTAAAATACCGGCATGCCAATTGGTTCACAACGCATGCCAAAGGTATTTGGATGATTTGACGCGTTTTGATTTCAATGAAGGCCATGCGCAACATGCCATCAATTTTATCGAAGAATTAGAACACACCACCGGTGAACATGCGGGCAAAAAATTTGTGTTGGAAGGATGGCAATCATTCATAATTTGGAATCTATTTGGGTTTTTGAATCCGGACGGGTCGCGCCGATATTCGCGGGCATATATTGAAGTTCCACGAAAAAACGGGAAATCAACATTTTCATCCGCGGTGATGTTATATGGCCTGATTGCGGATGACGAACCGGGCGCACAGATTTATTCAGCGGCGACAAAATTAGACCAAGCCATGATGGTGTTCGGGGAATCGGTGAGAATGGCCCAAAACACCGATTGGTTGAAGGATGCCGTCAATGTGAACAATTCGGTGAACAACCGAAGAATCATTCACGAACAAAATTTGTACAAACCCCTTGAATGGAATCCAAACAAACAAGATGGATTGAACACGCACATGGCCGTGATTGATGAATATCATGCGCACCCCAATGACGAATTGTATAATGTAATTTTCAACAGTATGGGCGCGCGCCGTCAACCATTGTTGTTCACAATCACCACGGCCGGATTCAATCGCGAATCGGCGTGTTTTCGCCATCGTGGGTATTGCGTGAATGTTTTGAACGGTGCAATCAAAGATGATGCATTGTTTTCCATCATTTACACATTGGATGAAGGAGATGATTGGATGGATTCGAAAGTTTGGGCCAAAGCGAATCCGAATTGGGGCGTTTCGGTTTATCCACGCAAATTGGAACAAGCGTTGACCGAAGCAAAGGAATATTCATCCAAAGAAGTCGAATTTAAAACAAAGTTGTTAAATGTTTGGACAGATACGGCCCAAACATGGATTTCGGACAATATTTGGAAACAATGCGACGCGGATGATGATTTGGAAGGCGAACAATGTTTTGGTGGATTGGATTTGGCATCGACCGGTGATTTTTGTGCGTTCACTTTATTTTTCCCACAAACCCATTCAATTCGCACATGGTATTTTTTGCCGGAGGAATCAGTAAAAAAACGAAATGATGCCGCCGGTCAGGCAATCCGCGAATGGGTGGCCAATGGTCATATCATTGCAACCGAAGGGAATGTGACTGATTATTCATTTATTAAAGCCAAAATTTGTGAACTTGCCACAAAATTTGATATTAAGGACATCGCATTTGATAGATTTAACGCATCGCAATTGGTCATTGAATTACAAAACGAGGGTTTGACCATGTTCCCATTTGGTCAGGGTTTTGTTTCAATGTCATCACCGACAAAGGAATTGGAACGATTGGTGAAGGATGGCAAATTGCGCCATGCGGGAAATCCGGTCACGCGTTGGATGATGTCAAACATTTTGTTGCGCACCGACCCAGCCGGCAACATCAAAATTGACAAAGCCAAATCAGGCGACAAAGTCGATGGCCCGGTTTCAATTGTGATGGCATTGGGAACGGCGATGCAATCCGAGGCGAAAAATATGAATTCCGATTTTTGGTTTGTAAGTTTGTAAAAAATTGAATTATAATGAAATCGGATGCATGGTTGACCTACATTGATTGTTTCATGACGGAATATTATAATGAATTGCCAAATCATAAAACATACAAAGAATGTTATGAAGCAATTGAGGCCCGCCACATTGAAATTTTTGACCGGCCGAGATTCCGGGATTATACCGTGTTTAGGTCAATGTTGTCGCGTTGGCTGAAAACAAATCGATAATGTTGCAAATGTTAAATATCAAAATAATAAATTCGCCCCATGCAGTTCAGCATAAAAAGATTATTTCAAGGAAAAGGCGTTGAAAAACGGTCATCGTTGGCATACCCAACGGAATGGTTGGTCAATTCCTTGAATTCCGTGTTTGGCTATCAAACAAAATCCGGACAAGCGGTAAACCCACGCACGGCATTGAGCATTGCCAGCGTTCACGCATGTGTTCGAGTGATTGCCGACGGCATCGCGGGTTTGTCATTAAAGTTGTATTATGATGACGGCAAACAGCGCGAAACAATCGTGGTTCACTATTCAACACCGGTTTTGAACGAACCGAATCCATACCAAACCAAATTTGATTTCGTGAAATACATGGCATCGGATTTGGCGTTGCGCGGGAATGCATATGCGTTTATCAATCGTGACGCAAGATATTTGGCCATCGCGTTACATCCGATTTGTCCTGATTATATCACACCGGTGATGCAAGATGGCCAATTGTTTTATCAATGTTCGGCCAAAGGATTTCCGGGAATGATTCCGGCCGCGGACATGTTGCATTTCAAAGGACAATGTTTGGACAATCCATTGGTTGGCGTTTCGCCAATTGTATTGCATGCCGAAACATTGGGAATTGATTTGGCGGCGATTTCAGGGAATGCCGGCGTTTACAAAAACGGCGTGTTGAAATTCCTTTTGACATCGGATTCACAAATCAAACCCGAACAAGCCGGCCCATTGAAAAAGGGATTGGATGATGTAATTGATGGCGCGGCCCGTTCGGCCGTGATGCCATCAGGCGTGAAAATGGAGCGTTTGAGTTTATCGCCCGAAGAAGCCCAATATTTGGAAACAAGGAAATTTGATGCCGAAGAAATTGCCCGCATTTTTGGTGTTCCGGCATCGATGATTGGCGCAAAGGATGGAATCAAATCAAGCGTTGAACAAGAATATCAAGATTTTTACATGCGGACATTGATGGCTTACGCAATCAATATGGAACAAGAATTGGCGCGCAAATTGTTGACCGAAGTTGATAAAATGACCTATTATTTTCGTTTCAATTTCAATTCGTTGTTGCGCGCATCGGCAAACGACCGCGCGGATTTTTACAACAAAGGCATCCGCGGTGGTTGGTTGAGCCGCAACGAGGCACGCGAATTCGAAGATGCAAACGGATTTGAAGGAGGCGACGAATATTTGATTGAAACCAATTTGATGCCGTCATCAAAAATTGACGCGTACATGGATGCCAAAATTGAACAATTGTTGGCCAGCGCAGACAAAAACAACAATCCCAACGGGGTAAACAATACCGAAGTAATATAATGAAACAAGAAAGGCGCACAATAACCGGGTCAGTTCACGCACGCGCGGTGGGCGATGGAATGCCAAAGGAAATCGGAGGCATTGCCGCCGTTGTTAACAGCGTGACCGATTTAGGGTATTTCGAAGAAGTCATAACACCGGGCGCGTTTGATTATGCGTTATCACGCGAATATGACATCCGGTGTTTGTTTAATCACGAAAGTGAATTGATATTGGGCCGAACAAAGGCCAACACATGCAATGTGTTTGTCAATGCGGATGGAAATTTGGAATATACATGGATTCCGGATTACGAAAACCCAACCCACATGTCGGTTGTTCGTTCAATCATGCGTGGTGACATTACACAATCATCATTCGCGTTCACAATAAAGGAACAATCATGGAGCGATTCCACAAAATATGGAACAATGGGCAAACGCACAATCACCAAAATTGATGAATTGTTCGATGTTTCGCCGGTTACTTATCCCGCTTACGCGGATACCGAAGCCGATGCGCGTTCAATTGTGAAAATGCGTGATGAAGAATTGGAAATTAAAGCCGCCGAACAATCAAACATTGATGTGGACATTTTGAAAATTGCCATGTTGAGATATAAAAACCTATAAACAAAATACAAAATCATGAATAAAATCAAAGCATTAAAAGAAGAACGCGGCCGTTTGCTTGGCGAATTGTCAGCGTTGCAAACCACCATTGAAAAGGAAGCCCGTTCAATGGCCGACAGCGAAAACAACCGTTTGACTGAAATTGAAGCCCGTTTGGGAGCAATCAAAGCCGAGGTTGAAACCCTTGAAAAATTGCAAAACCTTGCAGCGCAAGCCGCCGGCCATGTTGCCAGCCGTAGCGAAGAAAAGGAAAAATCAAAAATGGCCGAAGAATTTTCATTCAAACGCGCAATGGAAATGGCCATCACCGGCCGTCGTGATGGTGTTGAAGCCGAATTCAACACAATGGCATCAAACGAATTCCAACGCAGCGGCGTGAGTGTAAGCGCGCATTCAATGAAAATTCCATCCGAGGTTTTCAAACGCGACATGAGCGTTACCGGTGGAACATCAGGCAGCGAAGGCGGCGTGAATGTTCAAACCAATGTTGGAAGCATCATCGATGTATTGTTGCCAAAAACCGTATTGCGCGGATTGGGTGTTCAACAATTGTCCGGATTGGTTGGAAACCTTGACATGCCAACCGCATCAACTGTGCCATCAGCCGGTTGGAATACTGAAAACGGAAGTGCCACCGAAAAATCACCCGCATTCAGCAAGGTGACATTTAGCCCAAAGCGTTTGGCCGCCTACATTCAGGTTTCAAACCAATTGATGTTGCAATCGTCAAATTCAATTGATGCTTATGTGCGCAATTGGTTGTTGAACGCAATGGCACAATCATTGGAAACCGCAGCCATCAAAGGTGGTGGAAGTAATGAGCCAACCGGTATCATTGCAAATGCCAATGTCAATGTAACTTTTGCCGGTGGTGCAAGTTCAAACAGCACAAACGCCAACGGTATCGCACCCGTTTGGGCCGATGTTATCAACTTGATGAAAGCCATCGAGAATAGCAACGGAACAATGATTTCATATTTGACCAACCCAAAGGTGAAGGCAGCATTGCAAACAATTCCCCGTCAGGCATCAGGCGTTGAAGGAAACTTTATTTGGCCCGCCGGTGGTATGGAATTGAACGGTTACCCCGTTGCAACCACCACATTGGTTCCATCAAACTTGTCAAAAGGTAGTTCATCAACCTTGTCAGCCCTTATCGCGGGTGACTTCTCCCAATTAATGGTGGCGAACTGGGGTGGATTAGAACTCACCGTGGACCCATATTCGGGCGCAACCGCAGGTTTGACAAATGTAGTGTTGAACGCCTACATGGATGTTAACTTGTTGCAACCAACCGCATTCGCTGTCTGCAAAGACATCGTTGCATAATAAATTGCCCGTTTGGGGGCATTAAAGTTCCAAACGCGGTGGGTGAACTTGACTGTGTCGCCCACCGGCCATGAAAGTGAAATTTTTGATTAACCCAACCGGCAAATTTAATTTGTCGTACAACATCGGTGAAATCGTTGACATGGAATCCAAACAAGCGGAATTGTTGTTGGAGGCCGAAGCGGTTGAATTGGTTGTTGAAGAAGTTATTGAAAAGCCGAAGGCAAAGAAAAAACCCGTTAACCCTGAAACCGCATTAGACGCGGAATAATATCATGTTTGTTGCACGCAATTACACCGCATTTTCACACGCCGCAACCGATTATTTGTCGGTCGCAGATGCCAAAACGCATTTGCGCGTGACATCGTCATCAGATGACACCTACATTGCGGGTTTGATTGCAATGGCGTTGGATGCATGCGGTCAATATTTGGGTTATTCAGTACGCAAAGGAACGGCCAAATATGGATTTGACGGATTCACCGGCGCACCGGCATTGATTAACCCCGTGAACGGGTTGAACATTCCATCCGGCAACTATTTTCGCATCAATTCACGCGTGTTGGCGGTTAATTCCGTGTCATATGTTAATGATTCGCAGACAATCACCGCATTTGATTCCGCGGATTGGATAAGCGCACCAAATCCAATGGGTTTGTTTTCACGCAACATTTTTGTTGAAACCGCGCCCACATCAATCACGGATGATGTCATCAAATACATCGTTGAAATCACCGAAGGTTTTGAATTGGCGAGCGCAACCGGCGTGAATCCGGATACATTGTTTCCGGCATCCATCAAACACGCGGCATTGTTGTTGATTGGTCAATATTATGATAATAGGATGGCCATCACGGTTGGTGTTCAAAACAATCCAATCAATTTTGGTTTTCAATATTTGTTGGATCCGTACAAAATTAGCGTCATATCATGAACCCCGGATTGATGGATGAATTGGTAACGGTGGAACAGTTCACCACAACCACGGATTCAAACACCGGGGAAAAGTTGCAATCATGGTCAACCTATTCAACGCCGTGGGCCAGGATTCAAGAAAGCGAATCCGGTTCAGAATCCGTTGATTCAGACCGCCGTGAAGCAAAACAAACCGTTACATTTTCAATGCGTTACGATTCGGGAATCAACCCGAAAATGCGCATTGTTTGGGAAAATAAATACTATAATATCATCAACATTGCGGATTTAGAACGCCGCATGTATTTACGAATTCAAACCGAATTGGTGCAATGACAAAAACAACGGCATATTTTCAGCAAAACAAATTGGCGTTGGATGAATTCCGCAATTTGCAGATTGATTCGCCTATTATGGGCCAATTTATCGAGCAAGCGGGCAAAATATTCATTACATTGGCAAAGGCGAAAATCAATGTCAAAACCGGGAATTTGCGCAATTCAATTGGATACATTGAACGCGACAATCGTGGCAAGGGCCGCGCATTCCGTTTGATTGGTGCGCGAGTGTACGGGCCTTACAAGGGTTTTCACGCGCATTTGATTGAAGAAGGAACGGCGGATCGTACACCAAGCCGCAAAAAGAAAGTAAGCGCAAACGGTGAAAAGTACGGCAAAAACATTGGGCCGGCAAAACCATTCATGCGCCCGGCATTTGAGGCGGGAAAGACATTGTATCTTAGCGCAATGGAAAGGTTGGTATCAAAACATTTAGAAGAAAAGGCCAAACGGGCCGGATTCAAAACCAAATAAAAAAATAAAAAAATAATATCATGGCAAGCACAGGACTCACAAACGGCACGCTCATCGCAATCTACAAAGATGTGGCCGGAACATTGACCAAAATCGCGAATGCGACATCAAACGATTTTTCAATCACCAAAGACATGATTGAAACCACCAACAAAGATTCAGCGGGTTCAAAAGAATACATCGCCGGCGAATATGGTTATACCATGAGCGTTGAAGGTATGTTCGAAGAAGATGCAAGCGTTGGAAGCGGAATCAGTTGGAAAGAAATCATCACCGATTTGTTGGCCGGAACATCCGTGACCATCGTGATGACATCAAATGTTTCAGGTGATTTGAAGTTGAGCGGAAGCGCATTTTTCAACGAATTAAATTTGACCGCCCCACACAACGATGTTGCGACATTTACTGCCAGCATTCAAGGAACCGGCGCATTGACCGTTGGAACAATCTAATTTGTAAATTGTTGCGTATATTCGCAACATGAACACGATTACAATCGGGGGTGTTCGTCACCCCCTTTTTTTTAACATGCGCGCCATCGAAAACATCATGGCCGAATTTGATTTGGAAGATTTCACGCAGTTGGGCCAAAGTATGTCGGCCAACAATATTGCACATTCATTGAAATTTGCGCGAGCATGCGCCTATTTTGGAATCCAATCCGGATACAAAAAGCAACGCGAACAATTCCCATTTGTTGACATTGATGATTTTGCGGATGCAATTGAATCATTCAGCGAAATTGAACCCGTGATTGTTCAG